AGTTTCTGCTGCACTTACTGCTGTTGCAAGTCCTACATAAATACTGTCACCAGGTGATGAAAAACTAAGAGAGTTATTTTTAAAGATAAAATGTAATAATCTTCTCTCTAAGTAATTGGTTGCTGCATTTGATGTTGCCATTTTCTACTCCTATGTCCTTTGCGCTCTTGGTAGTCCCTGTCTATAAGCATCTTCGTTCTCTCTTGCTTCTCCTAAATCTTTAAGTCTTTGTAGATAAAAAACATAATTCTTTTCATACTGTGCAATAACATCTGGCTCACCCTTCATGTAATAATAAGCCTCTATTAGCGATCCGTAAAGTAGAGCAAATGGTGCATTTGTACTTAACCATGTTGTTCCACCATCTGCTCCAGCAGTAAGACTTGCAGGTCTGTAATAGTAATGCAACTCAAGTGTGTAATTAGAATCTGGAGTTGGTGCTACGATAAAATTGTCTGAATCAAATCTAGCATAATATTTTGGTAGTCCAGTTGTTGAAGATGCAGGTGTATATTCTCTTAAAAAATTTACATCTTTTTGCAGTAAAAAACTTTCAGATCCAGATGTGGTGATTTGCAAAGAAAATGATGCAAGATAATCACTCGGCACTGTTAAAAACTGATCTGATGATGTAAATGCACTTGTAACATTTTTTCTAAAAATATCTAAATCAACACCTTTAAATATTTTTTCTTCTGCCGCTTTAATAAAGTTTGGCAGATTTGTTACAAAGCTAGTCTCACTATTATCTGCATAATCTTGAATAGCTGTTTTTAATGTTGCAAGTGTAAAGCTCATTAGTTTGTAATTGATGTTGGACCTGCACTTGCAAATCCTCCACCACCTTTCTGTGTAAATGAAGCAGTTGTTCCTGCTGAAAACGAATAATTGTTCGTATCAATATTTGTAATAGAGAATCCAGAAGCAGAGTTTATTGTTGAAGCAGATATACCACCTACACTTTGTGCATCTCTAAATCTAACTGTATCACTTGTTGATCTACCATGATTTGGCTCGTTTACTGTAACAGTTGCAGAACTAACTGTTGTAGAAAAAGCATTTAATGGCAACAAGTTAGGAACTGCTGTTTCAGTTCTATCTGGTCTAGCATCTCTTATAGCCTCTAGGTCTGTTCTAATTCTAGGTGGTGTTAATTGTGGATGCTTTTCTTCATATTCATCATATCCAACTATACTGCCATTCCATTCTTTTCTCATATCTTTTATACGATAACGAAATCCAGATCTATCTGATATTCTATAAGCATATTTACCCTGTGCAAAAGCCATTAACCCACCTTATAATATGATAATTGAGGAGTAACCTTAAATGCAGATCTATCTCTATCTTCTGCCATAGCTCGTTCAAATTCTTCTTCATACACAGTTTTTAACAACTGTATTCTATCAGGCGCACGTTTCATGGCAATATAATAAGCTAAACCTGCTGTAAGACAAGGATAAAACCTAAAAGGAACTTCCATTGTATTTACTTGTGTATCAGCATCTTGGATTCTTGTTAAAGCATCATACACTATAACATCTGTGCTGTTTTCAGGAGTTGGATATATTTTTAGATTAGGTGTTATCTGCCTATCTAAAAAATATTGTGTAGGTCTACCAGTTGTTGTTTTAACAGGTATATTAGTAAATGTATCTCTTGATACTCTACTCATACTAAAGTCTGTGCCACTACGTCTAACGACAGCACTTAATATGTCAATGACATCAGTTCCCAAACTATAATCTGCATCATCTGCTGTTAGAGCTTGTGTTCTTTGCTCTATAGTCCATTGATTAAGACCACGATTTGCCCACTCTGCCAACATAATGTTCATAGAACGTCTAGCTGTTTGCAAATCGTAGCCTGTTTTAGCTTCTAAGCCACATCTTTCAAAAGCCTCTTCAATGTACTCAGCGACATCTAATTCAAAGTTTGTGGAACTTGAAAGAGCCATTAAGCTTTACCACCCTTTTTCATTTTCTTAGCCATGCCACCACCACGCATTTTTTTCGCCATGCCGCCGCCTCTCATCTTTTTTGCCATCCCTCCACCTCTCATTTTTTTAGTTTTGGATGCCATCATTTTTCTTGGACTCATTGCCATTTTAATCTCCTATAGTAAGTTTCACGTTGCTTGTAAATATCTTCAACATCATACTTATTATAATAATTATCATAATATCCAAGTTTCTTCAATTTATTTGCACTTTCTTGAAGTTTACTTAGTCTTTGTACGAATATTAAAGAATATTCCTCACTAACGATTTCGTCAAACGAACCATCGTCTATTAGCTCGTTAACGTCATCATCAGGGTGGAATCCCATTAACCAAATATCTTTTTGGTCAAATTTGTTTTGATGAATCAATTCATTTAAATTTGTAAGGTTGTTATGAAATATTTCATTACTCTCGTAACACAGATCTATAACAATAATTAAATCTTTAGAGTCGTGAAATTTGTTTATCAAAGAGTAAACTATGTCATAATTGTTCGTAGTTTTTAAGGCAAAACCAACTTTATTATTTTTCCAAGCAGCTTTTGCATAAGGACATGAAGGTAAATTATTATAATTTTCATTAGGGATTTCTAAGGCATATTTAGACCAAGCTTTAATTTCGTCACAAATTTTTTGCTCTAAACTCATTTTTTCTTTCTTCGCCTTACTGGTTGAACTCTTCTAGGCTTGCCTGCTGGTTGACCTAATCTTTTCTTTTGAGCTATACGTTTTCTTTTTTCAGAAGCTGACATCTCAGATCCAGTCTTTGGAGTTTTACTGGATATTCTTTTTGATGGTCTGCAATAAGGTGTGCCACGTTTTTCACCCTTTTGTCTGCCACAAGGCTTGCCAGTTCTTTGATCTTTCCAATCTTCTTTAAACCATCGTTTAAGAGCTAGACCAGCTTTTGTTTTACGAACAGCCATTATCTAAACTTTGTTACTTTTCTTCTGTTATTCATAACTACACCACAACCTCGTGCAATGTTTGGATTTTTTGTTTTTCTTTTACGAGTTCTTTTTGGAACAGAGCCACCATTCTTTAACTCTATTACACCACCTTCAGCTTTTTTCTTAGCTTTCTTTTTGCCACCAGTTCCGTAATTAGCTGCTCCTACCTTCCTACATTTTGCAATAGCTCCTGAAGCATACGCGGAAGGAAAAACTCTGTAGCGAGCCTTAACTTTATGATAACAAGCGTCTTTAGGCATAATATCTTCCTTTCAATACTTTCCAACAGGTACACCAATATTTTCTCTTCATACATTGAGGACAATCTTTTAATGGCTCACCTCTTGCTCTTAGAACTTCTCCTTTTTTTAGCGGCACAATGTGCTTTTTCAGAAAATCCTTTAGGTCTTCTGCAATTGATTTTCCGTTTTCTCGCATTACTCCACTTCCTTTTTTGGGGAGGTTTTGACACTTGACGTGACATTTGTGACCTGCCCATTACCATTAGAAAAACTTCTCAAGAACTGCCACTCCTATGATAACTCCATAAATACCCCATAAACGAGTATCTAGTTTGTTTAGTTTGTTGTTAATACCATCAAATCTAGCATTACATACAGACTCATGTTTTTCTAACATTTTTAATAATTCTTTACTTGTCATTTAACACTTCCATCTTCTTCTTGCTTGCCTTAAACGACTATTTGGATTTTTAGCCGCCTTTGGAAACTTTTTCATTTGACCTGCTGATCTAGCACAGAATGACTTTCTTCTTTTCGCTGCTTTACTTCCAGCTTTAACTTTACCTGTAACAGCAGTTTTAAGCTTACTGCCTGGATTTTCACGTCTGTAACGTGCAACTCCAGCTTTAGTCATTCCCGCTCCACTCTTTGTGGAACGGAAATACTTTTTAGTTTTAGGAGGCTGTTTGTCCTGCTTCCTAGCCATTAATAGCTCTTTCTAACCTGCATAATAACAGTGTAAGTATCTGCTGAACTATGTCCTACAGTTGTAAACATAATGTCACCAGTCACTCCAGAACTAGCTGGATTTACTAAACCACCAAATGATGTGTAATCGTGATGTCCACTTTGGTTCTCACCAAGCTCAATACAAAAGTCATCTGTAGAAGCATCGAATAAAATTTTAACTTTCATTCCATTACACTGCCACCACATTTTCTCAATAGTAACTCTTGTGCAAGCTTCACCACGAACATTTGTAGCTAGTGCAGAGACATCTACTTTTTTAACTGCACTTTCACCTGTTCCATCAGAGATATTAGTAAATTTAAAAACAGCGATCTGATTACCATCAACTAAGGTTTGAGAGGTAACTGCGTCTGCCATATAACTCTCCTATTATTGATCAGCGAAAGCTGGAGCAGTCGTTGATGTTACATTACCAAAAATTTGATAGTTAGTTGTGTCTTTCCCTACAATTGTAATATCAAATGCTTGTGGTACATTTAACTGGATACTACTGTTTGAGTTACCATCTGAAAAAACAGTTGCAGTATCTGCGTCTGTATCTAAATGAACAACTTGACCAATATAGAAATTGGTGTTTCCTGGCGTAACAATAATAGCATCTGTTCCATCAGCGGCTCCACCTGCATATACAAATCTAAATACAGACCCAGCTATTGGTGCTGGAAGTGTATATGTATTGTCTTGAGTTCCGTCTGGTACAAGTAAGATTCTACCACTGTGAGTAGCATTATCTAAAGTTTGGTCAGCATCATCTAAACTAACTGGCGCGCCACCTAATGTTGTGACTTCTGTAATAGCACCAGTTGTTGCATTTTTGCTAATAGTTTTGATTGTGCTTTCAGATCTAATTGGACCTGAGAATGTTGAATTAGCCATGTATATCTCCTTGTCTTGGCTGTTGTCGAAGTTAATTCTTCGTCAAGGTAATTTAAGTATATACAAAAAAAAGGGGTCTGAAAAGACCCCTTAATAAAAAACGAACAATTGTTCGCTTATGCGCCTGGTGATCCGAACACACATCTTGGATCTGAAAAACCAAAGGCATAACGCTCTCTAGCTTTATATCTCATGTTACCAGTATCGAAATCAGCTTCCATACTTGTACTTAATGGTGTTCTTTCAAAATATTTAAAGCCATTAGGTGCATCTGTCTTAATGAAAAACGCATCTGTGTCTGTTAAGAAGTGGTTAATTGTATAACCCTCTGGTAACATACCCATGTTTTTAATTGCGTTTACATCATTATCAGAAGTACCAGTTCTTAATGTTGACTCTAATAATCTGTCAGCCACAAACTGAAGTGCAGGAGGAATAATTAACTTAGTTCCTCTTAATGCTACAATCATGTTTCTCTCATCAACAAAATTAGAAATGTCAATAAGTGCATTTTCTAATGATGTTTCATTCAAGTCTGCTGCAGTTGATGGTTCATTTCTGAATGTACCACCACCACCTAATGGGTGATCTGTAGCACATAGCTCTTTACCATCTCCTCCAGTGAAGCTTGAATCGAAAGCATTGTTTAATGTAGCAGCAGCTTTTACCTGCTTTGTGTGTGACATTGATCTTGCTAATGCTCTTGTATATCTTCTTCCAAGTTGGTCATACAAGTTGTCTTCCATTGCTTCTTCTGTTAAAGCAAAAGCCAATGAAATTGTTTCCATTGTATAACGTGAAGTATATACTTCGTTTGCATCATCAAAGGCAACACCAGCACCTTCTGACTTAGTTTGTGCATTCCCAAATCCACTTAACATTACCTCTTCTTCGAATGCTCGATCTGAAGTCTCTGTCTCATAAATTTCAGTATGCTGATTGTCGTAACGATCATATTCCATGCCGAATAACGCGTTAAGACCAGGTTCTAACTCTTTTACGAGTTGCGCTCTTGATATAGCCATAATCTAATCTCCCTTACGCTAATCCTGCACCCTTTTGTCCAAATATGCTATTTTGAATAACTACTTGAACATTGGTTGCATCGGAACTTACATCGCTGTTCTCTGGATCTTGCGAAATATCAATCGCTTTGATCGGTAAACCAGCAGTGGTCGCACCTGTTGTTACATCCAACTCTGCACCAGAAATACCAGTAGTGGTAGAACCAGAAGTGGTATATACGATGTCAAAGTTACCAAATAAATCTGCAATTGGAAACGCAGCGTCACATTGAATCTCATAAACAACATTTGGATCATCGATTATGAAAGCCTCAATGTCTGAAGCATTTGTGCTTGCAGGATAAAAGTTGGAAAAAGTTTCCTTCTTTGTTGTAGGATCTGTGTACCTACAACCATTGAATACTCCAACTATCGGAACAGTTCCACCATCTGCGTGTACCTCTACAGTACCACCAGTAACTTGAGCAACCATGTCACCTTGGAAGATATTTGTTCCGTAATTGGCAGCGATTCTATATCGGCTTTGTCCACCATGAAAGGGCGCACCCCCAATCATTTTAAGAGGACGCATTCCGAAAGCAGCATCTTGATTTGCCATTTAAGTCTCCTTAAAAAATTACTAATTATCACTTTTCTTGCCACCAAATCGAACTTGTGATTTTCTTTCTGGTTTTAAGATCCTTCCAGCAGAAGATTCAGGTTGGCTTGCCAACTCTTGATCATAAACTGCCATCTGATTTGAAGTTTTTTTACGAAAATAATCATTTCTACTATCAGCAACTTCCTCTGGTATTCGTGCTAACAAAAGACCACCTTGACCGATTACTCCAGCATTTTTGCCTTCATCAATTGTTGGGGTTTCGAAATCAGGATATTCCTCTGCACGCACTAATTCATATCCCTCTCTTCTTCGCTTAAAGACATTTGACTTATCATCATAGTCCATTACACGTTCTCTGATCCACCTGTGTTTATACCCTACAGGAGCTTCGGGTGCATCAAGAGTTGAAGGTGGCTTCCAATCAGTTTTTCTTTCCTGTTTTTCACGAGTAGCAGACTCTCGATTTGATCTATCAGCCATCTTATGCTCCTTTTTGCAATTTTAATT